CATACGCCGCGTAGCAGGTCTGGCCTAGCAGCGCCTCGGTGGTGCCGTTGTTGACCACCCACAGATCAGCAACCGACATCAGCGTGACGGGGAAGCCTTGCGGGATTTGGACGCCGGCCACCTGCAGGTAGGTAGTCAGCAACGCTTGCTGCTCACGGTGCACGAACCCAGCAACCGGGCCTGTTCCGAAGTTGTTGACGACGGTGGGCGCGTTATCGAGGTCGAGATTGGTGTCAGCGAACCAAGCGAACAGGCCCGTATTCAGGCCCTGCGGACCCGCCACGAGACCGCCAGGGCCGGCGAGCACCGTGTGGCGGGGATTGCGGGCAGCAAAGTCACCCGCGACGGCTGGCGCCGGCTGGGTGTTGACGAAGGTTTGGAAACCAGCCATTGATTTTCTCCAGAATTAAATGCGGGAACGCTTAGGCGACGCGAATGCGCGCAGCGTTCGGGAACCGCTTGGCGAAACCGGACGCGGCGGCGGCGTCCATCGCGAGGGACTTCTTCGGGGTCTGCTCGCTACCGGGCTTCGGCAGCATGCGAACCATCGCGGCGAAGGCCGCTTCCGGAACGTCCGTCAGGTCTACCTGCGCGGCGTCCAGGGCCAGCTTGTAAACCTCGGCCGCGCTGTCCATCGCAACGGCAACCGGGCCGACGAACGGGCGCACGGCATCCTCCGCCGTGCGGATGGCGTTCATGTGCGCGATCGTTTCTTTGCGGACTTTCGCGGTCGCGGCGGCAATCGCGGCGTCCATCGCTGGCTTCATCATGGGGGCCTCTTCATCGTCCTTTTTCGCGGCTGCGGATGCCGCGGCGGCGGCGTTCTGGTCGTTGTCGTTCGGCTTGGCGCCTTCGTCCGGATCTGCGTCCTTCACCGGCGGCTCTGCGCCTTTACCAGCGACCATCGCGCACAGCTTCGCGTGGTCTTCCGGCGACAGCTTGTCCTTGAAGTAATCGGTGTCAGCATCGCCGGTCACAGGATCGGCGGGGTCCATCGGGTCGGCCTCGGTGCCGGTGTCAGACTGGCCGACCGCCTTCAGCAGATCGACGACGTCGCCAACGTCTGCGTCGGCAGCCAGCTTGCCCTCGGTGGCTTTGGTAATGGCCGCTACGATGCTGGGCTGCTTCTTATCCCAGTTCTTGGCGGTAACACCTTTCAGCATGGTGGGGATATCGATCGCAGCATCGGCAGCCAGCTTTGGCTGCAAGTAGTTGTGGAGCGCTCCAGCGGCGTATAGCGCCTTGCGCGACAGTGCATTGGCGGGATGCGCCATGGGTTGAAACTCCTTACTTTTCGGAAACTCATCGCCGACAACAACGTCGGGTCCGGCGCGACCTCTGGTTACGAGGGCAACATGATTGCCCCTTATCTGACGCATAACCCCGTCATATTCATCGCCTTTGTATTCACCCGGCGTCATATCGGCGACGTAGTGATACGAAGATGAAAGTTCGCATTGTTCTTCAGAGATGACGCCCTGGATCGCGACCGCATCCCAGATTGCCAAGCTGTTCGTCAGATACGGCTCTTTGAATTCGGCGTCTGACCCGGTCGAACCGACGATGTCGTCCCGCTGGGGGTTCGCGGCGCTGGTCCGAACGTGCCGGCGCAACAGCGGCAGATTGTTGAAAGTCGGGGCGCCCTTTTTCAGTTCTTCAGGGTCGCGCAGGAGCTTGTAGAGCTTGTCCGTCCTAAGCCCGAGTTCAGCGCCGTTCGGGATCTCGCGGCCGTAATACTCGCACACGTTTGCCTTAGAGATCGGCGTGACCTCAACGTGCATGCGTCCGTCAGTGTCGATCGTGCGTACGGACGCCTTGTCAAAGGCTAGGCGCTCGTCGCCGTGCACTTAGAAAATCCCCGCAATCTGCACATAAACTGCGGTGGCCGTCGCAACGGCAACTTGATAAGTGCCGGGAGGCAGTTGGATATCCCCGTATCCATTGGCCGCGAACGCCGGCAAGACAGCAACGAATGTCGAGCCATCCAGGGATAACCGGTTCAGCGTTACCGACCCGCCGCCGAATGTCGCGGACACAGTCACGCCGTACGTGCCACCGGTCAGCGTAAACGACGCAGTTGTGGCGGATATATTTGAGAATGAGACACTAGACGGCATGGATTACTCCAATGGGTTCTAAGATCGGCGTGACCGCGACGTGCATACGTCCGTCAGTGTCGATCGTGCGAACGCTGGCCTTATCGAAGGCAAGACGCTCTATCGTCGGCATTACTATGAGCCTATCGTTACGGAGCGTTAGCCCAGGTCGGAACTTTGACGACGCCAGCCGTCCCGAGATTATATGCTAAGCTGGCTTCAGAAGAGCCGAAGTTAACCGCAATGCTAAATGGAACCGTCGTTGACGATGCGGTTTGCAAAGCATAGCCCGCCACAGACGCGCCGTTGAACACGAACTGCATCTGTTGGCCGTCTTGGATATTTATCCCACCACCGCCAGGTATGAACCCGCCGAATTCTATGCCATCGGCATACATGGAAAAGTTATGGAAACCTGATGCGTTATCGGCAAAATTGAGGTTCCAGAACCCCCCAGGTGGAGAGAATTCTTCCAGACCAAAAATGTCTATGCTCTCGGTCCTTCCGGTATTTGAAGAGAGGCCGATATCAATATTGTCCCCGTTACTGCTCTGCTCGACACGCAATCCAAAGAACTTCAACAGGCGCGTATCGGAAGTGGTGTTGTTCTGGTTGTCAATTATTATGCCCGACGATTGCGCGCTGAACACGTTGATATCGTAGAACTTGTCCTCATTCGTGCTGTCCCCAAATCCACCCGAGGTGTTCTCGGTGGTGATGTGAATGCACGGAAGCGTGGACGTGCCGCAAAATTGCGCCTTGATTCCATAAATCACGGACTCGCGCATATAGGATTGGTTCTGGTTCTTCTCTTCCCCAATGAACAGCGCCATGCCATGCAGCCAGTTAACCTGCACGTTGGAGATGATGGCATAGTCAGTCCTGTCGTATAGCGACAGGGCGTTCTGGACGTTAGAAGCGTGGACATTTCCCCACACTGAGAAGTTGGAGAAATTGACGCCGGCGCTATCAACCGTTGGCGACATACCGTTTAGGTAGTTGGCCTTCCCCCAAACGTCGGACGTCGAAAAGAGGTCACCAACATAGGCGGGGTCGATGAAAAATCCCGTGGTATGCGGGCTGTCGCCGCGAACCGCGATCGGCTTGGTAATCGTTGTGGTTGTGGTCCCCTCCATGTAGTATGTTCCGCCGGGAAAATACAGAGTGGGCCTCTGGCTGGTCAGCAGGCTCATTGCCTCGTTTATCGCAGCGGTCACTGCCGCACTATCGTCGGTGCCGTAGGTATAACTGCCCGTCTGCGAACTAAACAACGTGAAGGTGGCGCCCGTGCCGCTACCGCTCGTTGACCCCTGCGAAACCGGGTTGGACGGGAATGTCGAATAGTTCCCCAATGTTGAAACATGGACCGTGTTCACGCCCATCTTAAGAACTAGCGTGGCGCCGGTTAGTCCGCAGTTGGATGTGACAGGCTCAGCGGTAACATTGGTTGTTTTGGTGGTATACTGGCCGCCTGAGATGATCGATCCGAGAGAAGAAATAGCGCCGCTCGCGATCGTCGCATTGATAGTAAACTTCCCAGGTCCGGCTGACGAAGCCCCTGTCGTTCCAGTCAGTATGCAGGCGCCCGTTGTGCCGCCAGAACCGGCCGCGTTGACCGTCGCCGATACGAGCTTGGTGGTGGTAACAGTCAGCACCGCCTGCGTCGATGCCGTTCCGCCGGTCAATGTGACCGTATCACCGGGTGAATAAGATCCGGACCCGCTTTGAGAGGTAGCAACGGCGGGGGGAGGGACAACAAAGAAATTGTCGGCCGCATAGCTGTATGGAACAGTCGTGCTAGCGTTATTTGCCAATGTCACTGACGATGCGCTGCTATAGGCAACGATCGTGGACGATAGGGGGGCGCCTCCGGAACCAGCCCCATCTACAGTGATGTTTTTATTGACCGTGCCCGTGCAGCCCGATCCGCCCGTGCAATCAGTAGGCAGAAACGGCGCAGCGGTCGTGTCGCTTAAAACAGCCGACCCCGAGGTCATCGACCCGCTGGTAAATCCCAGCGCGTCACCCTTGGCACCTTCGTCTTTTACATTGATAACATCAGCCGCCCGCGCTGACGGCGACCTGCCGGTGGAAGTCCCACTTGCGGTAAAAGGTGTCGATCCAAGCGTCGTTGAATTGAAGATCCCGGTCATCCCGGTCACCACACCGTTCTGGATCTGATAGCCGTCGTTCTGTGCAAAGGCAGCAGAAATCCCGAACAGTAGAAACGCAGTAGCTAGAAAACGCTTCATTTTAACTGATCCCCGCGAGTTTCACCCCGTAATTTCCACCGACCGGCAATGTAAAAGACGCCGGGGTGACGGATATATTCGAGAATGACACCATCCTAATTAAACCCTGGTATTATCGGCTTACTTACGCAGCGGCAGTTTTTTGCCTGGACAAACGCATCGCCTATGCTGTAATATCCGGTCATTGTTTGCATGGTGAAAACATGGCCAGAAAAGTCCCTGACGCGCTTATCGCGCACGCTGCGGAACTCGTAAAAGGAGGCGCCAAACTCAAAGACGCTGCCGTCGCTATCGGATATACGGCTGACGAACTCGGCAAAAAGCTTCGCTCGATCGGCGTCACCACCGACCAACGCCGGGACTGGAACGCACTCGCTCCCGACATCATTCGTCTCTATCAATCGGGCCTCGGCACCACCGCCATTGCCGCCGAGATCGGCGCCCCGCGCCATGCCGCTGGGAATGTCAGAGATGTTCTGGTACGCAATGGCCTCATGCGGACAAGAACCGACGCTAACTTCGTCAGATCTGCCAGAGAAAGCACCGACACGAAGAAAGCCACTATCAGACGGGCCAGAAGCGTCCGTATGCAAAATATGTTCTCGGCCGCCGCAAATGGCACGTCCAATCGCGCTATAGGATTCGGCGAAAGAGAAATCTTCGATATACTGCAAACTGCCGGCATATCTGTTCATCAGCAAGTCATCATTGATGAGAATTATCTCATCGACCTTGTTGTCGGGCCGCTCGCCGTGGAAGTCAAAACTCACGGCGTCTCTGCTAACATAGCCGCCCATAACGGAATGCGATTCAAAAAGCTCAGAGAACGTGGCTACAGTGTCGTCTTTGTCGTCGTAAACCATCTTCCGACTTTGATGCGTCATGCAGACGATCTTGTCGCCATCCTGAAGACTGCCCAGAGCAACCCACCCACGGGTGGTGAGTACTGGGTGATTAGATGTGCCCTTCAACAAATCGGGGCCGACGTAGATGTGGACCATTGGTCCGTTGAAAAACGTTCTCCAAAGCGCGACGATGTTTCCAGTTGACCTAACCGGCATATCCCCAGGGAAACAGTTTATTTCTGTTCCGGGCCAAACCCACTTGCCATCAAGATAAGCGCCCTTGGCGATGTCATAGGGCTTGCCATTGAATGCCACGTGCTCTGGCCTGGGATGGCGCCCGGCCGTGGAGTGCTGCCAGATGGCCTGGGTCATCCCCAGCTCTTGCTGGCGCACCCGCGTAATGACGGCGGTCGCCTTGTTATTCTGGTCCCGCGCAATCAGCGCCGCACGCCGCCGCGTCATCGCGTATCGATCCTGGAGGGCCTTCGCGAGCGTGCCGGCGTCGTGACCGGACTGAACCGATCGCATTACCAGGCCCTCGATCTGGAACAGGTGCTCTTGCGACAGATTGCGGATCAGCCCGACGTTCTCGGCGACGATCGCCTTGTAGGCGTCCTGGGCGGTTGGCCCCATGCTGAACTTGACGGTCCAACCGGCTTCTTTGAGGATGGCCGCCATCGCATCGTCGGCGCGGTCGGTGGCCTTGTCAGCGAAGAATGCCGCCATCTTCGGCGCCATCCCGTCAAACCGCTTCTGCCAGCGCCGCGCGAGGCGCCGAAACAGCCGCTTCATCACATCTGCGGGCGCGGCCTTATCAAATTTGTCGTTTGCCAGTTCCGGTGGGTGCGCCTCGTATGCCTGCATCACCCAGTAGGCAATTGATGTGTGAAGATCCTCGATCAGCACTTCTAGCTTGCGCTGATAGGCTGTTTGGATGCCGACGTTAGGGCGAACCGGCGGTAAAGTTTTCGGCTTCTGCGCCTGGATCGCCCTTTTGGCCATCTGGTGATACCTTTAGGGCGTAACGATCAGCCACCGCCAAAACCACCTCAGCGCGGCTCCGCAAGAGCATTACGGGCGGCCAGATGTCATCGCCCAAGTCGATCAGCGCTTTGATTGCGTCGTGCAACCTGGCTTCCCTAGCGCGCATTTTTATGGCCTCACGCAACGGATAAGTGCTAGGACACCGCGCCCCGATTTGGGGATCTCAGGGAGAGACCAATCCAAATGGCGACAATTCCGCTAACGCCGACCTATGTCTTCATCACGCCCGACATCAGCGCGGCCGGCGTCTACGACATCTTGGAGGCCGCGCCTGGCCGCACATTCGATGACATGTCGGAAGTTACCAGCATACAGGTCAGCAACTCGGAAATAGCAACAACGGGCGGCCTATATATGGAGCCTTGCTCTGCCTGGATCACCAGCTCCCTCGTGGGCATCACCGGGGAGCTTGACAACAACGGCCAGTTTAACATCACCGGGAACAGCACTGTCACGCTCGCATCGCTGGCGGGCGATGGCCGGATTTCGGTGGCAAACTCCAATCTTACCGTGAACGGCGCCATGACGGGGAATACGATATCCCTAGCGTCAAGCCATCTTTACGTTTCGAGCCCAGCGGATTTGTATTTCCTGTCAGTCAATATGAACGCTCAGTCGTCGATTACCCTGGAAGACATGTCCGCCACGTCCGAAATGTTCTGGCAGAAGACTGGGCAACTTGAACTATTCGATCACCACCTACTTATCGCTAATATCCATGTCCAGGCTGGCAACACTGTCTACGCAGAGGGCACAACAGTTGCCCGGCATGGCGCAATGATGCTAAGCACTTCGCCGACAAACCATATTCCAATTACAATTGTTAGGTGACCATGATCCGCCGCGCCATCCACTTTCTCGGCAGCCTGATCGCGCTGGTAATCGCCGGCTGTCTGGCCCTACGCATCGCCGCATCACCCGATGCGTTCAGCTACCTGCTTCTGGCCGGCGCGGTGTCCGGCTTCCTGATGCTCTACTTCCTGCCCACCATTGTCGCGCGCAAGCGCGGCATAGCGGTCGGAACGGAGATGATCTTCTGGGTCAACCTGCTGATCGGCTGGACGGTGATCGGCTGGGTTGTGTGCCTACTCTGGGCGGCGCTGGGTGAGTCGCGGCAGCGGGTGGCTTCGTATGCCCGGTGAACGGCCAGACCTGCCTGATCTGTGGGACGCTGAGGCGGTCCAGAAGTGGCTGGACGATCAGATGAACGAGGCGTTGCTCGATCTACTCACCAGCGGCGATCGCTTCTTCCGCGATGCCTTCAATCAGGCTTGTGCGTAGACCTATCTGTTTCTCGAAATTAAACGACCGCTTGCCAGATCCAGGCCCCATTTTTCAGCGCGTGCGTGGTCGCTTTCGTTCCACTCATCGTTCGCTCCGTGCCCAACAACCGGCTGCTGCTTCGGCGGCGCGTCCTGTTCACTCGGGTGCTCATCCTCGTCGTCATCCATCGGGTTCTGCCCCAACTCGGGCGGCGCAACCTCTGGCAACGGTGCGGATAGGTCCAAGTTGTTGTAGATACCGTCGTCTTCCTGCGCGATGCGCTGACGTTCTTCGTCCGGCGATAGCACGCCCTGTCCGATGTAGACGGCGGCGGTGTCCGCATTCGTCTTACGAACAGCGGCCTTCTTTTCTTCGTCCAGCGTCCAGAGCGGGATGAACGAGAAATCAATCTCGTCGTCGATGTTGCCCCATAGCGATAGCTGGATGATCTTGATAATGCGGGCCAGCAGGTCGCGGATAACGTCGTTCTGTAGCGCCTCGATCCAGGCGTAGAAGGTGCGGATTTCTCCGTCGCTACTGGCGTTCAACCCCGATGGCGTGATCCCCAGCAAGATGGTCAGCGGAATACCCGCGATCGACGCCATCTGCTCCTGCGACTGCGCCAGGAGCTTGTCCAGCGTGGACAGCGGCGTGGCGACGTTGGCGAATTCCTCCGTTTCCTTGTCCAGCATGAACAGCCCGCGATTGTCGCGGAACTGGTTGAACATTTGAGCCCTGGCAATCGGGTCCTGTCCGGCACCTGGCTCGCCGGCCAATGTGGCCTGCATATTGGTCTTGAGAACCGATACCGAGAACGCGTGAACCAGATCCGAAACCGACTGCCGGGTGCGGAGCCAATTGTCCACATACGGCTTGATCATCTGCGTCATCGACAAACCGCCGAACATGTACGCCGGCTTGAGAATGTCGGGCACTTCGCGCGAAACGATCATCGGCAAGCGGGTGCTGTGGAACTTTGTTCCCATCACCCACCACGTATCGGGCCGGTAGAACGTCGGGTCCCATGGCCGCGTCGAATTGTATTGGCCTGGATACGTCCATATCGGCTCGATAACCCGAACGCGTTTGAACGCCCCTTTCTTAATCGTCCTGTTACTGATATAAAGCGGCGTCTCTAAATCGGCCGGGTTCTTAACGTCCACGTCCAGAAAGATGTGCGATCTGCCGAACAGTCCATCATGCTCAAGTGCCACCCGAAAAGCGTCCTGGATTTTCAGCCGGCGCATCTCGTCGGTGATGGACTTGATCCGAATGGACTTATCGCCATCACCGTTGGTGTGGAAGCGTATCCACTTCCGCGTCATCTCCTTAGCGATGGTCTCACTGATGCGACGGTATTCCGGCCGCTGCGCCAGTTCGGACAGAAACGTAAAGCCTGGCCAGAAGAAATCCTGTGCTTGGACATTGCGCTGGAAGAAATCGAACGAGCTGGCGATGGCCGAGTCGTTGGCCAACAGCGCGTCGCTCAGGTGCTCCTCAGGGACCACGCCCGGCATCGGCTTTGGTAGCTCGATATGGTGTGCCGGGGGCGTCCGTGGGGGCGGTGAGGCCAACAGCGCCTGGTGTAGCGTGAGGCCCTTGCGCGGGGCTGGCTTGGCAGCCTTCGGGGGGGCCTTTTTGATCATGTCTTGTCCGTAATACTGCTCACGACTTCGTTTTTAGTTGAAAAAGCATCGGACAATGTATAGATAGAAAACGGTCGGAAGGGCGCTTCCAACACCCTCCCGGCCTAACCTCAACACATGGAGCACACACCCATGGCCAAGGCTGCACCAGCCTCTAGCACAATTTCGCTTCCGCGTTTCGAATTGCGCTCCATGCGCATTCGGCTAATCGGCGACGCGCCGCTCATCTGTCACGCATGGTCGCACAAAGCAAAAACCGAAATGCTAGACAAGCAGATGAAGAAAGCCAAACAAGCAAAAGCGGCAAAAGATCCGGAACAAGACTTCAGAGACAGTCTCTATATCCATCCAGAAGGCGGATATGGATTTCCCTCTGTGGCATTCAAAGCCGCCGCTGTCGATGCTTGTTCGCACGTAGATGGAATCACCAAAGTAGAAGCGCGCGGCGCATTCCATATAGATGGTGATATGATGAAAATCATCGGCGAACCAACGCCGCGCGAAGATATGGTGCGCGTGGGAATGGGAACTGCCGATATTCGTTATCGTGGGCAGTTCGATCCATGGTCCGTCGAAATCCCCATCCGTTTCAACTCCGGCGTGCTGTCAGCAGAACAAATCATTCATCTGTTCAACATAGCAGGCTTCGGGATCGGCGTAGGGGAGTGGCGTCCGCAGCGGGACGGCATGTTTGGTTTGTTTCACGTCGCAAGGGATGGCGAATAGCATGAACGGAAAGATGGTTTACACGTTCAATTCTGGATTTAGGCTTTCGGTGCCGGCGCAAGTTGCGGGGGAGGAAATCTCCCGCATACGCGAACGGAGAGGAAGGTTCTTTCAGACTTCCGACGTAGTTGAGTCGGCTCGATCTCCCAAATCACCACTCCATCAAGAGTTCGAATGGAATGATAAAAGAGCCGCTGACTCCTATCGGTTAGAGCAAGCTGGTTACATTATCCGGGCCATTGTCGAAAGGCCGCACGATAAACCAGACCAATCTCCCGTAAGGGCGTTCGTTTCCGTCATTCCAGATGACGGGGAGAAGCCAAACTACACCACCACAGCATTTGCATTCAGCGATCCGCACTTGCGACAGCAAGTCTTAGATCAAGCATTCGCTGATATGCGCTCATTTGAGAAGAAATATCAGCAGTTTTTGGACTTATCAGAAACTGTGGCTACATTCAAAAAAGCACACAAGAGGGCAACTGCGGAGGCTAAGCCAGCAATGGCTGCTTAAGGGAGCGGCAGGCAAGGCGGGGTGAGGCACGGCCTGGCGTGGCGTGGTACGGCCCGGAAGGGGCAGGCAAGGCGAGGTGTGGCTGGGCAAGGCGCGGCTTGGCGTGGCTAGGAATGGCAGGCGCGGCTTGGCAGGGCGTGGTGTGGCATGGCTCGGAAGGGCAGGCCAGGCGCGGCACGGCATGGCGCGGCGATGTGAGGCGCGGCGGGGCTGGGCATTGCAGGCAAGGCGTGCCTAGGCATGGCAATGCAGGCTGGTCTAGGCTGGGCAGCGCAGGGCGCGGCGAGGCAGGCGTGTCTGGGCATGGCGCGACTGGGCGTGGCGGGGGTGGGCATGGCATGGCAGGCTAGGCAGGGCAACGCATGGCCAGGAATGGCGAGGCAGCGCCTGCTAAATCCTCCGCAACAATACCAACAATAGCTCTTAGGGGTATTTAATCTTCCAAGGATTCCAAGGATCTGACTTTTCTTCCAAGGATCTGACTTTTTGTAGAAGGTCCATGATCGTCTCTAACCGCTCAAACATTGTGATTACTATGCCAAAGGCACAAATAACCGCGCTCATAGCTAAATCCTCCGCAACAACTCCGAACTAATCAGCATCCTGCCTTGGCCTTTGATGTATCCATCGAGAGCGTAACGAAGTGCGTCGATCCCGTGATTCCAAGAATCGACAATGATCGGCAAAATAACAGGCTTACCATCCGCATCGACCTGTCGCGGATCGACCTTGAACGAATACATCCGAAACTCTTTGGCCACCTGCGGGCAACGGGTATGCACCACGATCCGCTTGAACGACTTCAAGCACGCAATGCCATCCTCAATGCTGCCCCGCCATTTCTCGGCCCCGCTGATGAGAGGGAAGCCTTTCTTTTTAACGTGGCTGATCGTCTCAGGCCGGGCGGCATCAGCCTTGATCGGCCAGCGGCGCGAGGTCTCGATGCTGTCGAACAGCGCAGGCGTTTCGTCCAGTTCGACGTGATAGCCGAACGCCTCGCGGTCAACATAGAGGCAGTCATCCTGCACAAAGCAGCGGATGAGAACCGTTGGGTCCTGGCTGAAACCCCAGTCCGCGCCGTGGAAGAAACGCGCGCCCTTGGGGGTTTCGAAGTCCTCGACCACAACCCGGTTGCGGAAGATAACCGCATCAGAGATCGTGCGGTATCCGCCCTCCCAGACGTGGTCGTATTTATCCTGATCGCGCTCGAGATCGGTTAAACGCTCTTCCTGCAAAACGTCGGGAAACCAAGGATTGTCACGCCAGTTGGATTGGACAACGATGGCGTTTTTAACCCGCTTTTCGCCGCGCAGCAATTGATCAACGGGGTCTTGGGGGCTTTCCGGGTTCCATGAGAACCAAAGTTCAGAATTTGGTAACCGGATCGTAGGTCTAAGTAGCTCAAGGCTGCGTTCTGAGAGTGACTGAGCTTCTTCCGTCCAGGCGATCCGGAAGCCTTCCAGGGACTTTATCGAGTCCGCTGTGTGGTTCTGCATGCCGATGAAGGCTATCAGCCCGTCACCCGGCGTGACTATTGATGTCTCCTTAACATTGAAGCTCTGGCCCAAGCCGAACTTCTCGATCTTTGTCTCGATGGTGTGCTTGACCGATTGTGCTAGTGACTTCTGGATTTCACGAATGCAAACGATGCGTGTCCCAGGAACCGTAAACGCTTCTTCGACCGCATATTCTGCGAAGAAATGGCTCTTCGCGCTGCCCCGGCCACCGTGCGCGCCCTTGTAGCGAGAAGGCTGTAAAAGCGGCTGGAAGACGCGAGCGGTTGGTATATCAAGACTGGACGGCATCAATTCCGGGAATTCGTGTCCAAAGCACCAGGTCTGTCACTTCCTGAAGTTGGTAATGGCCATCAACGGATGCCATGTCCCAATTACCTCCAGCCCGCTGATACCAACCATCGGGACTATCCTCCGGGTTGGCATAAGATGGATACACAGCACGAGCATCATCTCGCGTCAGCCACGCGACGAGGTAAAGCCCTCCCCCGGCATCGCGCCCGATGATCTCGCTACCGTCTTGGGGAGCCTCGCTAATCGGTTGCCAAGCTTTCATGCTGACCGCCGATCCATGATGTTTTCCATCACGCATTCCTCGCAGCAACACCAGTGTCGTAACCGTCTTCCCACACTGCCTGCCACGCCGCCTTGGTAACAACCAGATAACCGGCGGCCTCAAGCACCTCGATCATCGTCTTTTCCGCAT